CTTATCATATATACCATATTCCTCAATAGCTCAGTCGGTAGAGCGCATGACTGTTAATCATGATGTCGCTGGTTCGAGTCCAGCTTGGGGAGCCAAAGCACACACAGGCGAACCGTTGGTAATAATCAATGGTTCGCTTTTGTTATCAGTTAAGAGAATAAAATAAAAAACCGCCGCCGATAAGAGCCCCACAGCTCATACCGACGGCGAATTTTTTATCCTATATTGATTTAATAAAGGCACCGGGATAGTCTTTTTTCACGGTTTTAAGGTAAGCTTCAGCGTTTTCACGAGACTTAAAAGCCCCTACCTGCACATAAAACATCTCCTCAGATTTTGACGTTTTCGATGAAAACATTTTCTGAAACTTTCTCCAGTCCTCAAGCTCTGCCTCCGAATGTGTCCACATAGCAGGGCACAGCTTGCCGGTCACCTGGTGGTGCATTATAACATGATCAGCAGAAATGCCGTATGTTTTCATCAGATGTTTGACCAGCTCAGCAGCCAATGCCAGCTCTGCATCGGTGAAATACCAGTCCGTGTCATCTGCGCTCAGAGACTTCCTGTTTTTCTTGTTGCTGCAAATCTCAATGTTAATGCAGTTGCTGTTTCGACACACGCCATAATATTTGCCGCCCTCGGAGGTGGACATCTTGGTGTATTTCGCCCCGCCTGCACCCCACGAATAGCGGTTTGCGATATCGGGATTATAGCAGACTACATTTTCATCGTCAACGATAAAATCAGCACTGGCAGGATTGGCGGGATTTGCTCCTGCCCTGAACCATGCTGCAAGATTATGTGCACTTCCCGCAGCTGACGATGTGCCTGCTGTATAGTGTATTACTATCCATTCGATAGACCGTCCATTTGCAACAGTGGTGTTGGCAGTGCCTGTATCCATTTTGATGTTAATGCTCATCGTCATCGTCCCCCTTATTCTCAGCTGACTTCTTCACACTCTCCGCAATTTTCATAAGAAAAGGCGGCAATGGCGTGCCTATATCACGTATATTTTCGAGAATTGAAATTATCTCGTTGGCAATGAGCCATACTGCCGCTACAGAAGCGACAACAAAATTAAGCCCGATGGATATTCCCGCCGTGCCGACGGCATATGACAGCAGCCAGTCGAGCATAGCACCTATCGCAACCAGCAGCCACATACAAATCTTCTTAGCTATCCCACGAAACGATTTGTACGAGCTGATAGCCTCGCTGCGGTATTTGGCAGCACACAGCCCAGTTATGTAGTCGATGATGTTGCAAGCAATAAGTATCAGCATGGGTACATACAGGATACCCAGCCATGATGCGAGCAGCGCTCCAACCGTGACGGAAATTTCTTTTACTCTTTTCATTTTTATTCCTCCTTACACCTTCAGAACGAAATTGCCAAACATACTAACGTACGTATCGTCACCGATTGTGAAGATGCTGCCGCGGACGGGTTTTTCCATTCCGCCATCAGCGTGCATAACGTGGCTTTGGATTAAACCGGAAGCTGCGAATGTAAACGGCTTAATGCAGTACGATGCAGTTGTCCCCACTGCGTCAGCTCCATAGTAGGAGAGATTGCCATTGATAATCCCGTTTCCGACAAACCAAATAAAACCTGCACTAGATGTATCAACTTCAACGCCACACTCGGTGCCGTCGAATTTGGTGGCAGAATGAATGCTGCAACACCAAGGGGTCGTGCCAAAACCCAGTCCAACCATATCTGTATCAGAGATGATATACAAATATGGGTCGCCGCTCAGTGCGACACTATGTGACTGCCAAGCAGGAGACTGATTGCCTGTCTTGGTTGACACTATGTACTGACTACTACTGCTCACCTCAATAGCAATAACCTTGTCGTTGATATTGGCAAACTTCGGCGTCAGTGTGCAGCCTGTCTCAGTATATGTGATGTCAGCGACAGTCGTCAGCAAATCTTCCACAGAATGTAACCATGCAATAATTTTGGCAGTGTAGTTAGCCTGTGTCCTGTCATCTTTCGACATACCCAGCGTAGGCTGATATTTGTAAAGCTTTCCCATTATCCTATAACCTCCGTATCTGCAATATCAACAGCTTCTCCCACCGCATAAATCGGCAGGACCCGTCCGTGCAACGTTAATCCGCCTGTTTTCAATCCGCCATCACCTCCTTTCTGTGCCACCTTAAAACGGTTGCCACCGTCATACTGCCCCATAATAGTAACAGTCCCGCTGCCGTTGAGGTACAGTGTGCCGTCGCCGAAAATATCACCGCAATTTGCAATGACTACGCTGCCGTCTTTTGGCACCGCAACAACGCCGTCAGCACCTGCTGTGCAATTCGCATTTACTGTAGAAATGTACACAGGTGCGCTGCTATCGTTTCTTACCGCAAAATATGGATATCTGCGGTCAAATGTTACGGTTGTCACGCCGTTAAGCGTAACGGTTGCTTCTCTTGTACTGATAGACATATAAATCAAATCCTCCTTTAGGTCGCTTGCGTACGCAGGTATTCCGCATATACGTCCTGCATACATATATCCATTTGACGTTTAAGCTCTTCGCCTGAAAAACGGGTAAAGAACCAACCTGAGCCATATACTTGGGCAGATAAGTTCCAATTAACCTGATTTGTGTTTTCAGAGGTTATTGTTCCGTCAGGGGCGTAATAAATGTTGTGAGCAGAATAAGGAACTTTGATAGAACCAGTGTATGCTGTGGGATTTACATATTCAGTAAATGTTAATTCCGAGAACGAAAAGTTGCATTTCAGAGTTTGGCTTCTATAAACCACTCGTTCTTTTTCCGTTCCATCATCGTTATAGACAGTGTTTATGCTGTATCTATCTTCCTGCTCTCGTGTAGTAGTAGGATAGTCAAGATATAATAGCGTGTCCCCACGATAAATGCCAGTTATGCAGGCAATAGTGTGCGTGTCTGTACTGCAGTAAATTCCCGCATACGTATCAGTGCTGTAATACTGATATCGGTTGTACCATGTCCCCTCAGGCAGCTGTACCAGTTTGGCGCTATAATCTCCAAACAGATTTCCTGACCACAAAGGTGTCTGCTGCTCAAACAAATCACACATATCCAGCTTGTTGACCTTTCCGCCCTTACCATTCGCCAGCCCCAGCAAATACCACATCATATCATCCATCGCCGCTCACCTCGCTTGTCGTGGGAATAATGTTGCCGTCTGTGTCCTCAGTAATGGCGTACTCAAAAATCTTGCCGTTGTAGTTCGCCCGGAGGCTTTTGCCGTCCTCAGCAATTTTTACCGCAGTGGGCATCATGCCATTCAGAATAGCTCCCGCAAATCTGGCAACACCCTCTCCTGCCATTTCAAATCCGTATTCGGTCTTGGAGTTCTCGTTCACAAATTTTATGCCCTGTCGGGTCATTTTCGTGGAGCCGTTGACCTCGCCTATCTGTACACGGTCAGCCAGAGGGTCATATTCGTTCTCCTGCACACTGTTCCGCCCCATTTCGGCATACAGCCCAAAGTCGGTAATTCTCAGGCGGCAGAAGTTCGTCACAAGTACGCTTTCCCCGAAAGTAATGCCCGCCCCGGGAGCAGGATATGTGCTCACCAGCGCCTTGCAGCTCCACGCCCTGTAGGACTTGTTCTGTATCGCGCCGATGACCGCACCTGCCAGCTCTTCCGAGGCATAGACCGAACTTATCTTCATCGTGTGATATGCGTCCGTGCCGCCGCCCGAAGCGTATGTCCTGCTGCCGTCAGTCATGATAACGCTGCCGCAAACCTTGGTCAGACCATATTCAATGCTGCTGTACTTGTCAGCCGAAAACAGCGCCGATGATGCGCCGCTGGCAAAGGGCAGAAATGTAAGCACCCCGCCCTGTACGAAGAAACAGCCGCAGGCCGCCTCCGCCAGGTCGGAGAGTATTTCCTTGGCAGTCCGTCCGAAGACCTTGTCCTTGGGGCATTTGGTGATTTTTGTGCCGATGATGTCACCCGCAGCGATCTCCGTAAATCCGCATATGCTTTTGATGTTGGCAAGCACGGCGCTTACAGATGCAAATTTGGGCTTGTTTTTCTTGTCAGAGCTGTTGCTGCTGCCGCTGCTGCCGTTGCTGTCACTGTCGGACGAACTATCACCGCCCGAGCTGTCATCCTCCGCCGTGAAATCACTTTCTTCAAGGGTGCATTTGGCAGATGTGAACATCGCCCTGTCATAGCAGGTGAAGCTCAGCCTGCCGCCCGAGGGCTTCCTGCTGCTCACATAGAACACAGGCACCTCAGTTCCGCAGGAAACAAGTACCTCCGCACCATAGGGGAACAGCCCCACGGTGTCATCGTCATAGTCGCAGGCAGGAACATCAAAGGTCAGCTGCTGACTGCAAACGCCCCTTGCACCGTATCCGTCCGCAGTGTATGATATCTGCAGGTTATTGAAGTGCGGCACATCAATGCCGCCGATGCTCAGAGCAAGGCTAAAGGCGGGAGCCGCCCACAGGAGCGGCGCTTTCAAGGGTCAGGGACATATCCCATTCAAGCCCCTTGCCACGGCTCACAGCCTTGTAAGCCGTTTTCTTGAACTGTGCCGACACCGCTGCAGGGGAGGAGTAGGTCACAGGAAATGTCTTTCCGCTGACAGCGCTCGATATCTTAGCCGCCGCAGATGTGGGGACCTTTTTCAGCGTGATGTTCAGCGTAATGATATCCCCTATATAGCCGCCCACAGTGGAGCCGTCATGGTTCTCAAATGCGCTGCTGTCCTTTTTGGGGGCGGAGCTGACGGTAAAATCCGTCACATATCCGTCCGCCTTGACGTTGTTGATAACAAGTTCAAGCATATTATCTTCCTTTCTGCACATTGACGCTCTGGGTGTAGTCCAGCGAATATTCACCGCACACCTTGCTGTCAAGGGTGAGGTCTCCGCCTGTGACCTCTACATTCACATTTACATTCCGGTTCCCGCTGTTTTCCGCAGCGTTCTTGTATGATACCTCGGTGGCAACAGTGCCGCTCACCTGAGTGAAAGCGGAAATGTTCATCAGCTCGGACAGCTTGCCGCCAAAACCGCTTGCGAACTGCTCCGCAGCTGCCGCACCCGAATCATAGGCGTTCACCCCCATGTCCGTGAGAGCCGCCGCAAAGGCGTTCTGCATATTTTCGGCGTCCTTGGCGTAAAGGTCAGCGGACAGATCATCTGCTATCTGCTCCTTGCGTTTATACAGCTCGATGACCTTTTGGCGCTCTTCTTCACTCATACCCGCAAGGTATTCTGCCATCTTGGCACCGTCCTCGGCGGACATACTGTTCAGCTCTTCGAGGAGAGCAGCACTTGCTCCGTCCTCTTTCAGAGCCTTGATGTCAGCGTGATATTTCTCCATGGCGGCTATCTGCTTTTCAATGTCATTTACCTTGTAGATGGTGGTCTCATTGCCGTCCTCGTCCGTTTCCTTTTCAACGAAAAAAACAGAACCGCCCACAGCCATGAGCCGTGAACGGTAGTCGCTCTGTGCAGTGAGCATATCGGAATATTTTTTCTGATAAAGGGCGTTCAGGTCGTCAAGGCTCTCGCCTGCGCTTTTTATCGCTTTGTTCTGGCTGTCCTCCCGGTCGTCCAGAGCTTTTTTCTGCTGCTCCTGCTCATAGGCACGGAGCTTTTCGTAATACCCCCAGTGCTCGGTATTGCTTTCATCGCCGTATTTTCTCAGCAGTTCAAGCCGCTTTTGATACAGCGCATCTTCATCGGCAATAATGCCCATGGCATATTCATGGTCAATCTTCTGCCACTGGTTTTTAAGCTCCTCGTCATTCATCTGTTCGGCAGCGGTCTCGGCGAGGGTCTTGTTGGCTTTGAGCTTTTCCTTGCCACGTTCCAGAGCATCAAGAGCGGCTTGGTTCTGCTGCTCGATGATGTCCTGATTCATCATGCGTGATACATCTATCTCCGTATCGCCGAACTTACTTATAATGTTCCTGCGCTCCAGGAGCTGAGTATTAAGAAATTTATTCTGCTCTTTGATACCTTCAATTTCCTGCTCGGCAGCGTCAAGCTGAGCGTTAAGGTCAGCCATAAGCGCATTCTGTTCAGGGTCGCTCCATGTGTTGTGGATATTATCCCTTTGAATGTTTATCTGCTGCCGCTGATTGTACAGCTCCATGATACGTTTGTTGTTGTCATCGACCTGCTTTTCCATATCGTCATAGCCGTCAAGAGCCGTTTCATAAGCCTGCCTGTTGTCGTCAGGGTCATTGCTGTCCGCAAGCTGACCCAGAAGCTGTATCTGTGTGGCTATTTCCCTATTGGCGTCATTAAAGCTTTCCTTTATATCTCCCTCATACCCTATAAGGTCTCTTTGCCTGTCAATGTATGAAGCCAGAGCAACGCCTCCGCCGATAGCAAGAGTTCCCACAGCCACCCAAGGAACGGCATTCATGGCAATTCCCAGAGCACCTGTGGCAGTGGCAGCACCCGATGCGGCAGCTGCATATGAAGATACGGCAGTCGCCGCAGTGTTCGCAGCGGAAAGCCCCTTGTAAGCAATGACCATAGCACCCGCAGTCTCGGCAGCGGTGATAAGCTGGTCGCCGTTGTCGCAGAACCAGTCCAGACCGTCAATGAGCTTGGGAATGCCCTCATCAACGGCAAATTCGGCAGCCTTTACAGCAAGGTCGCCGAATTTCTCAGCCAATGTTTCAAGCTTGCCTCCAAGCTCTCCGTTCAGCTGTTCATTCAGGTCTCCGAAAATTCCCGTGACCTCCTGAACAGACGTGCGCAGAGGCTCGGAGAATTTCTCAAAAGCGGTAACGCCCACAGCTTCCAGAGCGGACTGCATTATGGTGATGTCGCCCTTGAAATTGTCGTCCATGGTCTTTGCCATCTGCTCAGCAGCCCCGTCGCAGTCGGATATGTACCCTCTCAGCTCTTCAAACCTCTGTGACGTTGTGCCGAGCAATGCGTTTACAGCCTTTAAATCCACCTTGTTGAAGATGTCACTCAGCGCCTGAGTTTTCTTCTGCTCCGTCAATGGAGCCAGTGCACCGTCAAGCTCGCTGAAAACATCGGCAAGATCACGCATTTTTCCCTCGTCATCAAATACCTTTATGCCCAGATTTTCAAGAGCTGCAGCCGCAGTGTCCGTGGGAGCGGACAGGCTGAGGATTATATTTCTCAGAGCCGTGCCGCCCTCAGCACCTTTTATTCCGTTGTCGGCAATAAGTCCAAGCATTGTGTCAAGCTCTTCAACACCGCCCGAAAGGGACTTTGCAGTTCCGCCGACCGTGAGGATAGCCTCACCCAGCTGAGCGACGGAGGTATTTGACTTCTGAGAAGTCTTTGCCAGCTTGTCGGAAAATCCTGCCAGCTCATTTGTCTGCAAGCCCAGAGCGGACATGGAATCCGTTATCATGTCGGAAGCATACGCAAGGTCAATGCCGCCTGCCGCAGCCGTGTTCAGGACTACGGGAAGAGCCTCCACGGATTTCTGCGCATCATATCCCGCCAGAGCAAGATAGTTCAGTGCTTCTCCTGCCTGAGTGGCAGAGTATTTTGTGGTCGCACCCATTTCCTTTGCCGCTGCCGAAAGCACACCGTATTCATCAGCCGCCGACGTAATGCCCATGGTAGCCGCCACCTGGGACATGGAAGCTTCAAAGGAGGAGCCTGTCTCTACCACGTATTCCGCAGCCGTCTTGAACGCACTTTTCACCGCATTTGCAATAGCTCTGGCAGCATTCGCCGCAAGATTTCCGAGGGCTGTCTGAGCCGTGCCCGAAAGCTTTTCTGTCTCCCTTTCCGTGCGCCGCAGCCCGTCAGTCACGCCGTCGGTGTCTATCCGTGTGTTAAAAATAAGGTCACCGTCATTCAATATCCCTCACCTCCTTATGCTTATGAATCAAGAAATCTTCTTGCCGCTTCTATCATTCTCAGCTCGTTGGCTGAAACCGGAAGCGCATAGACCTGCTGCATTTTTTCAAGGAACTCCCGCCTGTAGTCGGGCATATCGTCCGAGATGTCAGCCGTCCGCCAGCCGCATATGTCAGTGAATCGGCAGTCATGCAGCCCCATGAACAGCCCACGGAACTTCCACCAGTGCATTTTTGTCTCCCATAGGTCAATGCCGTATTTTTCATAAAATGCAGCGGCTATCATGGGAAAGTCTGCGTCAAAGCTGTAAGCTCTGCGGCTCGAAAGCATTGCACCACTCTCGCTCGTTTCCTTGGGCGGTTCACCGCATCGGTAGAACCACAGCATAAACATCGCAGCCCTTGAAAGGTCACGGGGCATTACGGGAAAAATGAGCCTCAGGGCAGTTATGACCAGCCTGTCCTCAGGGATACGGCTGTCGGTGATAAGCTCCTCAAATCTCATCCAGCAGATAAAATCGGTGCGGAGCGGCAGCTCTGTCACGCCGCCGTCCGTCACCTCAGTGTATTCAGAGGGAAGTCTCTGCGGGAGCATACTTTTTCAGCACCTCTTCCGTCACCTTTGCGGAAGCACGGTTCAGGAATACCCACAGCGCACCTATCTCATCGGTGTCAAGACTGCCTGCATCGGTCACGCCTGCGTCATCGCCGAAATGCTCATTTACGAACTCATCGCCCAGATAAAGCCTTATGCCCTCCAGCGTAGCCTCTGCCGCCGTTACCGCATCGGGAGCCTTGACTATCTCAGCTGCAATGCGCCTTGTCTCCTGCACGAAATATGCAGTCTTTGTGGGTATCTCAACGTTTTTGCCGTATATGGTAACGGCAGTGGGGTCCCTTTCGTAGTTAAATTCCATGTTATTCCTCCGTATTTACAGCTTTGCTTTCGGAATTGGCAGAAGCAGCTTCAGCAGTATCCGCAGTAAATGTTCCGCCGCCGCCCGATGTGGCAGGAGCAAACTTGCCGATAACAGGGTCGCCCAGACCGTTGAACGCACCCGAAAGCTTCATCTTGTTGTTGTTTTCGGAAGTGCCTGAGGGAGCGACCGCACAGGTCTCCATGCGTGCCACATAACCGCCGCCCGAAACAGCGTTGAACTTTTCCACCGTCAGTATCTTTACAAGGCAGTCGCCCAGCACCTTGCGGTTTTTGTATATCTCATACACCTTTTTGATGGTGGGGTCGGAATACATAAGGTCGCACTCAAAGTTGTATGCGGTCTTGTAGCTTGTGGTGTCGGTGCTTTCGGTATCCATGTTGATGTACTTGGTGCTTTCCGTCTGAGCGGAAGTTGCGTCATCGAACTTTGACCAGCCGTCACCCATTCTTGCCCACTGAGGCGTTTCACTGGAGCTTACGTCCATGTAATGTTCCAGCTGGGTCCTTTTAACTATCGTATTTGACATTAACAAACATTCCTTTCTTCAATGTATTCAAGAGTTATGCTCATCTGATACGTGCATTTCTTACCGTCCTTTTCGTACTCGAAAGGCACGGCTCCGTCCATGCGTATATCCTGAGCCGTGCGGTATTCGGGGAGAGAGGGAAGCTCCTGCACGTTCAAAAACCACCTGCGCAGATCGTCAAGAAAAGCGCTGGTCTGTATCCTGCGCAGGTCATCGTCCGACAGGCTGCCCAGGAAGAGAGAGGCGTGCATGGCTTTAAGCTCGCTGCCGCAGAGATATGTCTGCAATACCTCGGTGCTGTCCTCCACAATTCCTGCACAGTCGATGTCATTGCTGCGGAAATTCACCTGCATGGTGTAATCCGCCAGCAAAGGGCAGCCGCAGAGGAAGTCCCACAGGGATTCAATAACGGAATCAGCCACGATATCTGCACCCCGCTATCTGAGCAGCCCCTGCAAGGATAGTGTGAACGTGAGCTGCTTTCATTCTCTTGAACCACAGCCGTCCTCTCAGACCGCCTCTTGCCGTGCCGCTTGCTCCATGTCCGCTGTTGCTGTAGTAATTTTTTCGGGCATAGGGAGCGGTATAAACAAGCTCACCTGAGCCTATCACTGTGCCTCTTATGCCTGAGCGGATAAGCTCGCCTGTGTCCTTGGGGGTGTATCTGTCGCAGCGCCTCAGGCATTCGCTGTCTATGAATTTCTGTACAGACCCGCCCTGCGCCAGCCTGTGATTTATGCAGATCTGTTCAGCGCTCATGGGCTTGAAAACTATCATCTTATCACTCCTATCTTACTCCCAGCATTATGTGCCGCATATTTTGGGAACCGAAGTTGTTCACCGTTATGCTGTGTACGTGCAGGCCGCTGTACAGCTCCTTGTCGGTGGGGTCACTCATTTCCCCGAAAAATATGTAGTCGCCTTTTCGGATATCGGCAGCGATGTCGGGGATAAATACCTTGGCAGTGTCGGCGTTTTCCTCGCCGTATTTTTGTACTTCATAGGCTCTGACTTCCTGCCACATGCAGGGGAATAAGCCTGCCTTTAAGACAGTCTTTCCCGCCGTCCTGAAAACGGTGCATATGCCGTTGGTTATCATCACCCACACCCCCTGAACATCAGCTTCACGCCGCCTGCATAAACATTCCCCAGATATATCTTCACCGCATTGTACCTCGCCGAAGATACCTCCGCCTGAGACCTGTCGCCGTAGGTCACGGAATAGCTGCCTACGGTCTCGGACTTCACATCTGCCGCCCTGCCGCATGAATACATATCATCAGCGCAGGCGCAGCAGGCACGGCGTATTTTGCCGCCAATGTTTTCGTCCGCCAGAAGCTCGGGAGTTATCCTGTCGAATGTAACAGCGTCAATATAAGCAGAGGCAGGCTCCGCAAATCTTGCAAAGTCCGCCTCGCTCATGGTGCCGTGAAAAACCTCGCTGTAAAACTTGTAATCAGCGTATGCCATTCTCAGCTCCTTTGCCGACAATCAGGCGTGTGAGCAGTAAATGCCCGCAGCCTTGTTTTCGTAGGCATCGGTGAGACCGTAAGCACGGTAGGAGAAGATATATGCGTCCGCATCGGGGTTAGCGTCGGGGGAGATGACCTTGCTTACAGTGTGCTTGCCGAACTGGATAACAGCAGGCTTGTGAACTATCATGAAGTTGATAGGCGCACCGCCTGCGGAGGTCTGCTTGTAGTACTTGCTTGCAGTCCATGAAGGAGCGCTGTTGCCCGTAACAGGGGAGTAAACGCCGTCGGAAACGGTGTAATAATCCTTGTAGTTTGTGCTCCAGTCATCGGGCTGGGAGGTTGTCACCTCATACACCGCCTCGGCTTTCTTGAAGCCGCCTATCTCCTCGCCGGAAGATGTGCCGTTGAGCAGGGAAACAGCAGTCCAGAAGCGTGACTGAGGCACCTTGATAATGCCCGCAAAGCCCTCAAGCACAGATTTGGAAACGTAGCTGTAAAGGCTCTGAGCCGCATTGTAAAGGGTGGGGGTAACGAAAAGATATCTGCCGTCCGCAGGAACTTCCGCCTCGTCCAGTACGTTCACGCCCGCACGGACGGAATCCATAAATGCCTCGGCGCTGCTGATGGTCTCAGTCTTTGAACCGATTCCGTTGATGGCAGCGTAAGAGGCAAAGCGCACAGCGTCCATTTCGGGAACAGCCTTGGTGCGGATAAATTCGCTTGCCAGCTTGCCGAACGCCAGACCCGCAGTCTCCTCGTTGTCCATAGCGTCAACGCTGAACTTGCGTCCTCTGTCGTAGTTGAACTTCACGGTCTCGTTGGTGATCTCCACATTGCCCTGAACATAGCCGCCGTTGCGGGAGTAGTCAGCCAGACCGTCCATGCTTATCTTGGGGATAATGATCTCGTTTGCGTTTGCGCCTGCCTGCACAAGGGAGCCGTCCATATCCAGCACGGAAGAGCAGGAAGCAGCCTTGTAAACATCGTCCAGCAGGTCAATGTACTTCTTGAAAAGTGCAATAGCATTTGCCATGTAAATTCCTCCTTTTAGTGTATAAAAATAGCCTCGTTCATCTCAAAGATAAACAAGGCTCATCTCTTGCTTTGTTCATGCCGTCCTCCTTACTTCGTAAGTTCTCACTTCGTGAGAGGGGGAAGCCCCATAACAGCCCTTGCGGCGCTGTCGTCCGCCTGACCGCCCGAACCGCCGCCCGTGGGGCCCATGTACTTAGGCACAGGCTCGCTGCTCTCGAAAAGAAAGTCGTTTTCCTTGGCAATCTTGTCCAGCTGCTCCGTGAGACCCACGATCTCGCCGTTTGAGAGCTTTAAGCCGTCCATGTTGAGCAGTGCCTTTACGGCAACAGCGTTTCTGGGCTTGCGCTCTGAGAGCTTGCCCTCCAGAATGTGGTCAAACTGCATCTTTTCCAGCTTTGCGGCACTTTCCTTCTGCGCCGCCGCCAGCTTTTCCTTGTAGTCGTCGGCAGTCTTTTTAAGCCCCTCATAGTCCAGCTTGCCGAACTCCTCAATCTGCTTGTTGGCGGCGCTGAGCTGACTTTTCACGTCCTCATAGTCCCCGAACTTGGCGGAAACTCCGTCACAGTCCTTTTTGTTCTCCGCAAGTATCTGCGAAGCGTTTTCCTCGGATATACCGAACTTGGTAAGAAATTCCTTGGTCATTGTTTTTCCTCCTTGTGATATAAAAAAACGTCTATGCCCGAAGGCATAAATGCTTAATTACGATATTGGATTTATTTTGCGCTCATATTCCTGCACGGCCAGGTAATTCTTAAACATATTGATAGCTTTCTTTATAAGCACATTGTTCAGGTAGTGCCTAAAATCATCATTCATAGTAATACCAATTTTCTCAGCTTGGGCGATTATCTCAGCTTCATAGCAGCTTAATTCTGCCTGAACCTCCGGATGTTCATTGTACCACTTCACGAATTTTTCCTTCTCATGAAGTCTTTTAAGAAAAACATTCTCGTGAAATATTATAAAGTGATTGCCTTTTACATATGTTTGTTCTAAAAGCTTGCCTTCCACATTATCACCTCGATTTACAAAAACAGCGCACACTTTTCGGGTGTACGCATAAGAAACTAAGATATTTGAGTGAACTCTGCAAATCCCATTTCCGATAATTTCTCAAATGCTTTTTCAACATCGGCAATAAATTCTTCTGCCATTTTAGTATTATCGAAATCTGCTGTTTTTTCTTCCATTGATGTCACGTCCTTTCATTTGGGCATAAGAAAACCGCCTTGTGAGGGCGGTGGATTGTTATATTATATTCTGTCAGTCCATTGACGTTCTCATAGTGAACAGCGATATCCCTATTACAGTTTCGTTCAGCTTGATTGAATCGGAATCAACTGTAACACTGTAATGGGGGTGCTTTTTCTTTAAGAACTCGATAACAGGCTTGCAGGCTTCTTTCAGCTCCTGTATTTCCTGCTTTCTTGCTTCGATTTCTTTTAATTCTTCCATACTCTCACCTCCTCCAACAAAAAATCACCCTACTTGTGTAAGGTGATTAGTCGATAAATTCAAGTTCCTTTTCTTCACATTCGTACAGTTTCCATTTGCCGCCATATCCACCGGGAGTGTTTTCAGTATCACTTTCAACCGTATAAATGCTTTTTTTGTCGGATTTAAATATGTCAACAACAGTTCCTGTTATTCCGGTTGATTTTATCCTAACTTTTTCATACATACCTTAATCCTCCCTGTGAGCAGTGATTATCCTTGGTGTGCTGTTTGGCGTATCTTTTTGCCATACAGTTCTAAAACGTTTCTTTTTAGTAACGCCCAATTCTGCAAATATACTGAATTTCTCAACGCCATCATTTGATATGCTCTTATCGACTGCTTTTGAATAATCGAAAATTTCTTTTAAATCGTCAGTAAGTTTGTTGGCATCATTAACGGTATATCCTACATCGAAAAATTCTTTTGAATGCTTAGCGTTTGGCTTCAAAAAGAATTTATTGACCTTATCTGGGTGTATGGTACAATTATTACCTCTTATTATATTACTTTTTATTATACCACTCTCAGCCGATTTGTCAAGCTCTGAAACACGCTTTTTAAGCGACATATAGTCCTTGATAAGAGCATTTTTGCTTGCACCTCTTGAAAGCATCTCAGCGGCTTTGTCTGTATCGGCATTTCCAAAGGATATGCCCGATTTGCCGCTTGAATAATATTCTTTTGCAAGTTCCTTTGTTTCAGCTCTGAGCTGAGCAAGCGGCATCTTTTCAAGCTCGGATTTTGTCCTGAAAGACCTATGAACAGAAGGGCTGCTGACGGGGCTTGAAGAAGCAGGCGGAATATTGCCGCCGCTGTTTTGGTCGGATTTCTTTGCCGCCCAAACCGTCCTGCTTGCAGCACTCCTGCCAAACTCACCGACCTGCGCCCGCTCATTTCTCGTGAGCAGCCCCGCAGCCTTGGAGAATTTATTGTATTACTCCTTCTGCCGCCTGAGCAGCACCGATTTTTCGGTAAATCTGTCCTTGTCTCCCGTGGCATCGGCGGCAATGATCTCACGCTTTGTCTTTCGCATGGAGCGCTCCATGTACCTCTGCCGCTGAGTGGCTTCATAGCAGGTGTAGGTCCTGCCGTTGTACTCAAATGGCGGCGGGTCGATGTTTTTAAGCTCCTCTTCCGTATAACTTGGTTCGGAAATGCCCTCTATAACAGGGTAAAAGTCATGTCGGCAGTTGGCGCCTTTAAGACCTGTCACCGTGCCGTAGCCCGTCACAGCTTTGAGGGAGGGATATTTCTTTGATTTCCCCGAAAGGGAATACCACTTGCCCTGCCACTGGGCGTGGTCGGGTCTTGCACCTGCGTGAGCATCGACCTCCACAATGTCCGTGCCAAGCTCCGCCGCATTGTGTTCCGAGAGCTTGCCCGTCATTTGCGACAGCCCCGTAAGAACAGCCCTGCGGGCAGCCACATCAGCGTGACACCTTACCCCCGAAGCATAATCCACAAACTGCAAACCGCCCTCTGTGAGCCGCCTCGTGGCGTTCCTGACCGCCGTGTTGTGATCTACAGCACCCGTCATCACCTGCATATACGCATAGTCGAGACAGTCCCTGTAAGCCTCCGCCGCATCGTGAAACCGCACCTGACCGTTTGACCCACGGTAGGAAAATCCCATGGATTGCGTAAAGTTTCGCAATTCTCCCTTGGTCTGGTTCACGCCGGCAGTTACCGCCTGCTGAAAGAAGTCATTGTATTCATAAGGCGTGTAGCCGACATTCGCCTGTGCATATGCTTTTTTATAAAACTCGTCGGAAGTCTGGGCAGCGTCAAAGAACAAACGGTCAACAGCCTCATCGGAAAGCTCCGAATATTCGGATATCTTCTGCTTGATGTACTCCGTTCCCGCACCCAGCTCACGAAGCCGCAGCACCTGATGCTCTGCGCTGTCGGTAAGATACCCCGCCTTTGCTATCCTGCGGCATATGTCGGCGATGATATCCTCCTCAAGCCTGAGAAAAAGCTCCTCCAGTTCCTCAGGCGCTCCCTGCAAATAGTCGGGAGTAAGCATTATTCAAAGCTTTCGGGGAGCATTGCCGCCGCCTGCTCCTCCGTCTCGCCGTAGCGCTTCATGCGGTATTCCACAGGAGACATGATCCCCGCAGAGACTTCCTGGAGCCATATCTTCTGCTCGGTCTCGCTGTCGGTAACAAGGCTGTCGTCAAAGTCGAATGACTGCTCGCACGCCCCTCTGGGGGCAAGCTCATGTATGTCGCAGAGCATATCAAGTACCTGCACAAACTCTGTGAGAGCCTTTCTGACGTTCGCCTGAATGGCTGATACCGTGGCATATGACCGCTGCTTGGAAGCCTTTATTTCTGTGGCAGTCTTGTCCGTGTCCTGCACCTCGGAGAGGGTGCCGAAAGCAAGTCCGCACTGCCGTTCTATCTGCCGAAGAAGATTGTTGAGCCCGTTCCTCTGAGCCTCTTCACGTATCTGAGGGCTGAACACATTGAACGCCTGGTCTTGGTTAAAGTCCAGCGTCTTTATCAGCCGCCTGTTGAATTTGGGAGCTGTCTCCGTGCCGTCATTGCCACGCTGTACCGCCGTTACATCGGCATATACCGCCAGCTCCGAGCCTTCAAATTCCCATATGCCTCTTGTGAATTGCATATCCGCTTCCTCGATAGTGGAGATCGCCGCATTGAACACCGAGACCCCCAGCGGGGAACGCCTGTCAATGATGTTCGCCCCGGGCATTTTCATATATACAAACAGCGGCCGCTTTATGCCTGAAAATGTCGCCGACGGAGCAATGTCCGCCCATTCAGCAACCGCCCCGAGAGCTATCTCCCGCCCTATCTGAGCCGAGCTGTCGGACACATACGCCTTGTTCACCACTGTGTAATTCGTACCCGAAAGGGAGTGCTTTTCAAGGCGGGTGAAATATCGTCCCTTGCGGACTATCCTGTCAGCGAAAACGCATTCGGTGATGTTGTCACCGTCATAGCCCGATACCGCCGCAGCGTCCGCCTGAATGATGTCGGTGTATATCTTCCCGCCCGATACATAGGGCTTGAGAAATACCCCGCCCAGAGCGCAGGCATATTCCACCCACACGGGGGACATCGCCACTGCCTGACTGTACGCATCGGAAAGATGATCCGCCCTCGGCGAGCCAGTCAGCTCCGAGTTAAGCTCCAGCGTGACCAGCCTTGCCATTTCATGGGCCACAGAGTAGGGGAGATTAAGGCAGCGCACATTGCTGTCAGCCACAGCCCACGGCGGCGTGCAGCGGTAACATTCCGCCCACAGCCTTACCGCCTCGGTCATGTCCTTGTCAGCAGGCAGGGTCTGCATTTTTGCAGCCAGCTCATTAGTGTCAAACAATTTGCATATCGCTCCTTTCAGCCAAGATAAAATGCTCATTTTCCGCTTCTCCTCCAAATCTGCGATGTGGCATACCGCACAGCGTCAATGCTGTGATTGTTCCTGTCGGGATATCCCGATATGATCTCGCCGTCCTTGCTGCGCTCGTATTCGTACTCCAGAAACTCCGCTGCAGTCTCGGGGCAGCGTTCGTTGTCAATGACTATTTCACGTAGGGACTGCAGCCACTTCATGGAATAATCCACCGACCCGGGGCCCTTTTCAGCCGCCCTGGCAAGCAGACCAAAGGAGCGGTAATCCGCAACGGACTTCTGCTCCGCACTGTCGCACATGAGCATATCGTTTGCCGTTACGCCACGTTTTTTCAGCTCATCAGCAGTCTCCGCATTGCCCTTTTTGTTGCAGCGGAACTCGTCATATATCACCAGCATGTGCTGCGCCGCCAGATATGCGCACCTGACATATGCAAACGGGTCGGGATACCAGCCCCAGTCAACGCCGTGGAGTATCGTTCCAAAGGTCTTGATGTCCTCGTCAGTGACCTTGCGTGTGACCACATTGTCGAACACGTTTCCGCCCGTGCCGTTGGCAGCGCCCAGATATTCGTTTTCATACGCCGTGGGATTGGTCTCTTTCAGATATTCCGCATCATCGAGGAACGGCTTGCCCAGCCACTTTTTCGGCACCGTCAGATAATTGCTTTCGGTAACGAGCCTGTCCGCCCTCGGCGCTTTGATGTACTTGTTTGCCCAGTTCTGAGCCGATCTCGGGGGATTAAAAGACTTGAACTTGTAGGCCCTGTCGCCGCCTCTGATGACCGACTGTTCTATCTTTCGGACAGCCTCGGGACCCGAGAACTGGTCAAGCTCCTCAAACCACAGAATGCCGATGAACCCGAAGGGGACTTTTATGGACTTGATCTTGTTCTCATCGTCCGCCCCTCGGAAGTATATCTTCTGCCCCGTTTTTGTTTTGGTTATCTCCAGCGGCGACTTTGTGGCAGCATATTCATCGTCAAGACCGAGAGAAGATATCGCCCACAGCATCTGATTATACACCGAATCTTTCAGTGTGTTGCCCACCTGGCGGAGAATGCAGGCGTGCATATCCTCGTTTTTCTCCAGCAGGTCGATGACAGCCAGCGATATAAATGAGGACTTGGCAGAACCTCTTCCGCCCGGGAAAACATATTCGGAGTGTTCTCCCTCGGCAATGTCAAACAACACCGATGAAAAGGCAGGAGCCACCATGCTTGCGGGAATGCCGCCGTAAGAAAAGCCCTCCCGATCGTCCGCCGAGGGGAAGTACCTTTCACGGTCAAGCTTAAGGCGGGCGTTGTCGTACCTGATCCTGTGCCGCAGCATATCATCGTCACGGATAATGCTCCGCAGCTCCTTTACCGCAGCCACATCGCCCATTTTAGCCTGTTTGAGCAGCGCCGCATTGACCGCAAGCATATTCGTGACCTCATCCTCGCTCAGCTCATCGAAGTTCACGCCCATATCAGAAAGGAGCTGGTAGTCCGCCACCTGAGAAGCAGGCAGCGACAACAGCAGCTCCATACATTTTTTCATATCACGCTTTTTCCGCCTTGCAGCCCCCGATGCCTTGCCGCCTTTTTGAGTGATTTCTCGGAGTTCACTCGGAGTTCGTTCGGAATTTGATATTAGATTTTTTTCATTCACGGGTCACCACCTGCTTGATTTGGAGTATAAAAAAGCGCCCCGAAATCGGAGCGCTAAATAAGATTTTATTTAATTAGTGGTTTGGAGAGCATTTTTTGCAAAAACCTGAACCCTGATCTCCGTTTTTATAATCGTCTTTATCAAAGACTTTTCCGCAATCAGGGCAAGTGAAATATTCGCCAACACACTTTTCGCAAACAAATCCGCCATCATTATGCTCGTACTCAGCATTTGGGGCATTACAATTTTTGCACTTCATATTGATTTATCCTCCTGTCAAAAAGCTTGTACATATACTTATCAGTATATATATTTTAACACAAATGGTATGACATTGTCAAGCTTTTTGAGCAATTTCTATAAGAGCATTTCCGTGAAGCCTATGTACGTGACGCACACTGATTTTCATTTCTAAAGCAATCTGTCCCCAAGACTTGCAATAAAGATAATAACGATTAAGCACTTGCCGCTTTCGCTCATCTTTCACAAGGTAAATGAGCCTGCCCGCCGCACAATACGGGTTTGAAAGTTCTGCTTTGCATTTGTCCGCTTGGGTTTCATAATCAGATACCTCGCAATATGATTCTTCAACGGAATTTCCGTTGCGCTCATATTCTGCGCCTGTACTGTTATATCGCACTGTTTTGCCGTCTGTAAGTCTGCTCTCATAGCTTTTGTGCTTATTTCTGGCATTAAGGTACTTGCTCCCTGCCTCCCGTGCGTCATTCAGCACCGCCTTGACCTCCTGCACAGTCAATATGCATCACTCCTTTTTCAGCAATTCGGGATTATCGTGAATGTTGCCGATGACTTCTGCTGCAAATTCGTCTGTCTTATTTAGTGAAACACATCTCAAAATAGATGAATTTTCCCAAGCGGTAGGATTTGGGGCGTTGACATGGCGCACACCAAATCCTGAAATTTCATCAATCCAAACAATCACACCAATTTTTGTAGCAGAATATGCAGTGCCCTTAACGATATCCCCCTCGAAGATTTTCACGCCGTTCTTGTCGGCCAGACCTGTGTACTGTCCGACTGTTTCGGGAACTACTTCAACACCTGTAACATCGTTGTTTCTGCCGTTTGTGTTGTCCACGATACACAGGATATAACCGCCGTGACCGTCAGATATATGACGTAAATCGCCATATATCCACTCGACGCTACTCTTTTCTTTGCCACGAAATAATATTTTACGCATCTGTTATTCTCCTTCTTGTCAGAATGGATATCCATTGTCATAAATATTACCGACAACTTCGCAGACCCCTGGAATGTCTTTAAAGTCGTCATATCCATCTTTAAGAACAAATCTCGCCGCCGTTGAATCATAAACGACCTGCAACGATCTGATTCTGTAACCGCCTATAAAATGTACTCTACCCTTGACAATATCGCCCTCGAAGATTTTAACACCATTCTTATCGGACAATCCCGTAAACTGTCCTATGGTTTTATAATCAACCTCTATTCCGCTTATATCAGATGTGTTAGTCATTTCAGCGGGTAATTCAAACCTTTCATCATAAGGTCGGGTTAATAACCCATAGACCCAATCGCCGTTATTATACGTTGTTCTGTAATATCCACTATCACGGTTTATTGCTTTTCCTCTGAACAAAATTTCACGTTTCATTGTTTTCACCTCCGTCCATTTTCGCCCCGCAGTTCGGGCAGTATTTAGAGCCAGCATACACATATGGGCTGAACCGCTTGTCGATCGGCAGATTGTTATTAACACTATGGCACAAGCTACATTCCCATGCACCTAAACCCCAGTCATGCCCGTTTTGATTATATACCCAATGTCCATGCTTCACGGGTGTAACCGTTATTTCCCCGTCTTCTACTATTGTTTCTTGAAGAACTTCTTTGATAGCTTCAGGAAGCACTTCTAAACTAATAGACAACATATCATCTGAAAAGTTTGTCCTGCATACACCGAATTTAACGATAAACTCTTTGTCAATATTTACATTTCGTATTTCAGCCATTGTCAGCCCTCCTGTTTTTAAAATACCTAATAATTATTTTTGCAGATTCTTTCGGGTGACGGAAGATGAGATGCACGATTGACTTGCGCATTACCACATTACTGTCGCCTTCATAGGTTTTTCCGCAAATCGTGCACCGTTGCGTGACCATGAATGATATACTGCCGTTGAATTTAATCATCTTCCTCACCGCCCTCCAGCATATCGGAAAAATCATCAGATGAATTATCCTCCGCCTTCGCCTTTTCGATATCCACCTTGCGGATTTCACGATTGCAGTTCGCAATCTCACTGTTTATAGCATCAGCAATGATTTTATTCTGCTTGACTGCCTCAGCCGCAGCCTGCAGCGCTTCTGCGTCCTGGTGGAATATTTCATCGTCGCCGTCATTGGTAAAATGACCCTCAGCTTCGGTTTTCAAATCCCCAAGATGCTGTAAAATTTCATCAGTTCCCACGGGAATTTACCTCCTTGTTTCTGTCCGATTTATTTTCATTATTGCACTGCTCGCAGATGTAAATCATTTCGCCGCCGTTACCCGAAGGATATGCCCTCGGCACGTTATTGATATACATCTTTTTTGAACACTTACTGCATTTGACCTTTGGAATCATAATGCGCATATTATCGCCCCCATTTATCCGTCCATCTTTGCCCCGCAGTGAGGACAGAATTTATATGGATAATTTTCAGGGTCGTTACTTAGATGTGTGCAACAACTGCAAACATCGTGAAAATATTCCACACTCCAATGCCAATGTCCATGCTTTACAGGCGCAACATCATTTTCATTGATAAAATTCCTGCAAGCCTCAGCGTTCCTGTAATTTGCTCCGTCAATGCAGACATTTTTGTGTATGCAGTGCTCGCATGTCAGCTTTTTCATTCGTTCATTCCTCCGATCTGTCATTTGCAGCCACAGCAAAAGCGGCCGTAATAATTCCGATTAACCACCCTGAAAGTAATCCTGCAATAAAAAATATCATTTTTTTACCTCATATTCTGAAATATCATCAAGCGAAGCTACAGTAATCGAGCCGCTTGTTTTGTCAATAAGTTCCGCTTGATAAAAAAATTCTCCGTTATTCTTTCGGCGAAGAATGCAGCCAGTCAACTTATACTGTCCGTCAATGTAGTGCCTCGGAAGTCTGAGCCGCACATCTTTGCCAAGATTATATTTTATCCTTGAAATATCCATTTCAGAGTTCCTCTATGCATATCCATATCCCGGGTATATCCGCCCAGAATTTTTCAATGATTTCCGAAGCCACAAGTGCATCATCTTTCCAGAAACCGCATTTTGTCATACAGTCTTTGAGCATTTTTTGAAGATTGTCTGTATCCGGACGTGTCGTCTTATACTCACCGTTTCGGTGGCTGCCGCTTACGGGGAAAAGCCATTTGACCACAAGTCTTACCGCAGAAGTAAACGGGTGTTCAACGCGATGCTGAGAAAGTGCAGCGATAAGCTTGGATTTCGCATCAGTCACTTCGGGTGGATCATAAAACTTCGGTTTGCCATTCACAACCGTGACCTTATGCTCCTGAGCCGTGACAGTCGGAGGAAGCATAGGCATAAAAAACTGAATCATCATTTTCTGTTTGCTCCTTTCTTGCGACTTGCGCGCGGTGTCCGTGGTCGGGTGTGTATCGGTGACCGCCCCCTTAGCGGGTCACCGTACCACACACGGACACGGGTGTACACATATACCGTAAGGTATATATGATTTCGTCGTGTCAAAACGAAATCATAATTTCCTGATTTCGTACCGAAACGAAATCAGAACCGTTTTATGATATCGTGTCAAAACGAAATCATAAATTTTATGTTCCCGTGTTGAAACGAAATCTTAGTTTTCGTTTTTCGTTTCATCTGACTTAAAGACCTTTCCGGTATCCTTATTTACTTTGTAGCCTGCTCTTTTTGCCCAGTCTCGGACCGTGTTCAGAGGCTTACCAAGCAGGGTAGATATTTCCTGCATAGTAGGTAATTCATCATCAATACACAGAGAATTGTAAGCGTTGATGAAGCTGTCGATGTTGTCTGAACTGCTCTTTTTCCGCTTTTCCGTAGCTTTTTCCCAGGGCTTTTTTTCCTCCTCGTATTTCAAATCAGAAAGTGCTCCGTTTTTGTCAGCCTTATGTATGGGGTAATCAAACCAACAGCTTATCGGAGCAAAGCTTGCAAACTCTCTCAGAGTGCCCTCTATACGCCATGCAGTTCGATGTGACAGTGTTTCTTTGCCTTTCTCAATATCAGCACACATCAGCTTGTATGAAGCTTCTGAGAGCTCTCTGTGAGCGTGTTCTTTCATTCTTGATGAAGAAAAAACATCGTCCTGAGAAACAGTGCTTTTGAAATCAGGCTTAAAGCGGCATATCCAGTCAAGGCATATTTTGCAGATAAGGTCGTTTTCCTCAGACTTCATCAGCCCGTCGGTAAGTACAAGCTGTGTAAGGTCAAGAAGTGCATCAGGGTCTCTTGCAAAAACTCCCGAGCCTGATGCTCTGTCCATGGATCTTTTTCCGCCCTGTGCGCCCTTTGAATGGTGGTGACAGTATATCACCGCACAACCGACCTCTGAACACACTTTATCAAACTGGTTGCAGAAATGAGCCATTTGGTCAGCGCTGTTTTCATCGCCTGTGATGATCTTGTATATAGGGTCAATGATTATAGCGATATAATCTTTCTTGGAAGCTCTGCGTATAAGCTTTGGTGCAAGCTTGTCCATTGGAACTGACTTGCCTCGGAGGTTCCATATGTCAATATTGCTTATATGTTCGGGGGAAAGCTTCATAGCTGTATAAACATCTTTAAAACGATGCAGACAGCTTGCAGAATCAAGTTCAAGATTTACATACATAACTTTTCCCTGAGCGCATTTGAAACCCAGCCATTCCGTACCCTCTGCGATAGCTGCGCAGAGCTCAATGAGTGCATATGACTTTCCAGCCTTTGACGGTCCTGCAATAAGCATTTTGTGTCCCTGGCGCAGCACGTTTTCGATAAGCGGCGGTGCAAGCTCGGGAAGATTTTCCCACTGCGAGGATAAATTTTCAGGGTCAGGCAGATCATCGTTGATACTTTCGATCCAGTCTTTCCATTCGGAAAAATTCTCTTTGCCTATGTTGGTATCAATGATATACTGCTTTTTTCCGCTGCGCATAACTCCGGGAAGCCTTGACAGTCTGGAAGGATTGCGGTTTTGCTTGTCGATTTCAAGACCGTTTTTTCTGCACACATTATAAAGATAATCAACCCTTTTACGGTATTCCTCATAATTCGGAGCATCTACCTTTACTATTGCGTGTATCGATTTTCCACCCGAATACACAAGCACCGCTATGGGTAATTCAAGCTCTCTCATAATGGCATTCTGCTCTTCGAGAGCCATACAGTCCGATTCTACAAGAGCGTATCTGAAATCAGTAACATTTTCATTTTTTACACCCTTGCCGTCAAGCGGATTTATTCGTATCCATGCTCCCGCAGACGGGTTATAGTCTCCGAGAACAGCCCCGATATCATCACCATGCTTGTTCAGCTCGGCGATAAGTTCACCTGCGGTCCTTGTGCATGAGCCTTTTGTGGGAAGATATTTCGTCTTTCCGTCCTCAGATTTTTCTCAAGTCTCGGTGACATATCCCACGTTTTCGGAAGCTTCAAAAAGTGTTTCCAGATATCGTATTATCTCCTGCCCCGGGTGCCAGTCAGGCGGCTCGGAAAGATTGATGCCCTCGACGCCCTGTCCTGCAACTATACAGTCTTCTTCGGCAATTATTTCGTCATTCCAATCGAAGCAAACATAGCCGCCTGACGGCTGCCACCCCTGATTTTTGGCGTACTGAACAATAGTTCCTGCTGTGACGGGAGCAGCAGAGCCATTGAAGCTCTGCCACTTTTTTTCGCAGTCGCCGCTGCGGTATCTCAGCCTGTCACGACTGCTCCATCTGTCCCAGTCAGCAGGGGAATAGCCCTCATCTTTAAGCGCCATTCCCACATTTACCCACTCCTGATAATCAAGCAGGACAGGGTCGATATGGTCAAGAATTTCAAGTAGATCTGCCATTACACTTCTCCTGTTTAAAATGTTTAAAAGTCAAAGTCGCCGAACGTAAGCTGCCCATTGTCGGGGGAATATTCTGAGGGGGATATATCCCTTGGTACTCTCCAGTTGTTGGCGGCGATTCTTCCTATAAGCTTGCTTGCCTCTTCAAGTGTCCAGGTGCCAACGTGCTTAAAGCCCATACTTTCAAGTCTGCGAATCTGTTTCGGAGTTGTAAGCCCTTCGGATCTGCGCTTGTCAAGTCTGTCAAGTATAAGCTTGGCTTTTCCTGCGCTTTCCACTTCATCGGGAAATATCCCTGCTGCTTCAAGGCGGTTTTTCTGCTTTTCTGTAGGCGGTTCGCACTCCCACCCGAAAGCAGGCGTATAATTTGCAAGGTCTGCCGCCTGTATGGACATTTCATATTGCAGCGGGTCAACAAGGGTACGTTTGCGCTTTTTCATTTCTGAAAGCTTTTTCGCAAGAGCTTCCTCACGTTCAGCAACAACGTCCTCAGATGCCGCCTGTTCCGCTGCTTCGATATCGACTGCACAGCCTGCTTCTTCCGCAAGCTTTTCAGTCATTTTTTTAGCCACGGCTTCATCTGTGCATATGAGATGTGCAGGGCGGCAAAGCTCATGGCGTTCGGTGTGCCAGAGAAAATCCAGCAAAAGCAGCTCAGTTTTTCCGGGAGCAAGACGTGTTCCACGCCCTACCATCTGACAATACAGCCCCCTTACCTTTGTCGGGCGGAGAACAATAACACAGTCAACATCAGGGCAGTCCCAGCCCTCCGTGAGAAGCATAGAATTGCACAGTACGTTATATTTGTTGTCTGCATAGTCTTGGAGTATCTCGGCACGATCGGGACTGTTGCCGTTGACCTCTGCGGCACGAAAGCCTTTGCTGTTAAGGATATCACGAAATTTCTGCGAGGTCTTGACGAGCGGGAGAAATACAACTGTTTTTCTGCCGGAGCAGTAGCGCATCATCTCGTCAGCGATCTGATAGAGGTATGGGTCAAGTGCGGTATCAATATCTGAAGCTTTGAAGTCTCCTGCCTGTGTTGATACCCCTGTCAGGTCAAGATTTATAGGTATCGTAATTGCTTTTATGGGAGAGAGATATCCTTCCTTTATAGCCTTTGGCAGCGTGTATTCATAAGCCAGACTGTCAAACACCTGACCGAGATTTTTCATATCTCCTCTGTCAGGTGTTGCCGTTACGCCCAGAACATTGGCATAAGGAAAATAGTTCAGAATATTCTGATAGCTGTCAGTAATGCAATGGTGCGCCTCGTCGATTATGATGGTATCAAAATACTTGTGGTCGAAGCCTGAAAGTCGTTTCTCACGCATAAGTGTCTGTACAGAACCGACAACAACTCTGTACCAGCTGCCGATGCAGCTTTCCTCTGCCTTTTCAACGGCGCAGCTAAGTCCCGTTGCCTTTTTTATCTTGTCCGCAGCCTGTTCAAGAAGTTCACCTCTGTGAGCAAGGATAAGCACACGCTTGCCACGAATAACACATTCTTCGGTGATCTTTGCAAACACTATGGTCTTACCGCAGCCCGTCGGCAGAACCAGAAGCGTTTTGCTGTTGCCGCTGTCCCACTCACTGAGAACAGCGGCCATTGCCTCTTGCTGATATGGTCTGAGTTCCATCAGAACTTACCTGCCTGCCAGCCGCCAGCCTGAGGAGCGTTATACTGTGTGGGCTGCTGATATGTACTCTGGGGCTGCACATTGGGCTTTACTGTCTGCACATCTTCATCATAGGCATAAAATTTTTTGATCTTGTTGGACTTCCCTTCCGAGCCATCGTTTTTCTTGTATGTATCAATGAATACGTGGCATTTCCCCTTGCTTCCGGGAAGAGCACCCCAGTTCATACGCAGAGGCTCACCATGCTTTTTCATTCCTACAGCGAGGAAAAGCGCCGAGAGCTTCCATTCCATCTTGCTGCAAAGCAGGAAGTTTTCGGTTATGGTTATGCTGTCATCAGCACCCCATATCGTAAATGTTACGACTGCCTTATTGCACGCAGGCATCTTTTCAGAGCCGTCAAAGCGGGCCCTTTCAAATTTATCTACAGTAAAATCGTAGTCTCCTTCGGGAAGCAGGACGAAATCGGAAGATTCGTTGTTGATCTCATCGTCCCAGCCAAAAACATAGTTGTTATCCATTCAGTTATCCTCCTTAAAATGGCAGTTTCTTGTTTTCTTTTATCATTGCATACACCTGTTCCCATGCCCCCACAAGTACACCGTTTATGAAATCGGGTGGATAATTTGCTATAGGCATACGTTCGGGGAAATACCCCTTGCTTGCGACTGCAAAGCGGATATCCTCTTCGGAAACATTGTTGGTGCGCATCAGATCTTGCAGCGGCTTCGGAATGTTATCGGGAATATTGACGGCGCTTACTTCTTCAAAATCAGAAAGGTCAGCCTGAACATTAGAAGTAGGAGGCTGCTGTGTCTGCTGGGTCTGTGTCTGCAGCGGCTGTGCAGAGACCTGAGCTGTATTGACGGCGACGGCAGGCTCCTGAATAGCAGGTGTGGGCGCAGGAACAGGAGCAGGGCTTGCAGCAGGTGTGTGTTCGATGACGTGTGCTATCTGGGCATAATCAAGGGGTATCTTGGGCGGAAGGTCAGCTCTGTTTTTAGCGTCCCAGCAGGGGTGATGAGTGGTGTACATAACACGCTGGCCGCCCTGTGCCTTGAACTTCTTGCCGTCCTTGTCTGCGGCAACTGCATATGTTTCGTAGTTGCAGAAGAGGATCATATCAGCCCATTCTTTTACGAGGGGAGCTGTCTGGGAGCTTGTTTTCTTGCCGAGTTTAAGTTCATATCGGTCGTATGAGCCTGCTTCGTCCGGCTGTTCAAATTTCTTGAGCTGAGCATGGCAGTTAAGTACCACGTTACAGATATCTTTGTCAATAAGCTCCTGCAGCGTGTTGAGAAATCGTCCTATTGCCTCTGCAACATAAACATAGCCGTTTCCGTAGCCAAAATCTTCAATGCCCTTTTTGCCGTAGGTGTTCAGTATATCCTCAATGCAAAGCCTTTCCGCCCAGTCCATCGTGTCAATAACAAGAGTTTCGCATACCTGAGGATTTTGTTTTACATACTCAATGTAGTTTGTCAGCATTGTCCACGATGTTGGCTTGTCTTCAAAGCGATTGACGTTGAGATTTCCCGTGCTGCCCTCTGTATCAATAAAAAGAGGCTTGGGGAACTGTGCTGCAAGGGTGGATTTTCCTATCCCCTCAGGGCCGTAAATAACTACCTTCTGCCTTTTGCGGACGATGCCGTTCGAAATTTTAACGTTCATATCAACATTCCTTTCATATGATCATATCAATTACATCGGAAGCAAAAACAGTCGTACCGTCTGCCTTTTCGATGAGGGAGTTATCAAGAGCATACTCGACAAGCTCGTTTAAAATATCCTGTGCAGGCTTGCTTGTGGCGCTTTTTATTGCAAGAATTTTTACATAGGAATCATTGGATATTTTCACGTTTGTAAAGCCGCTTACGGGAAAGTCACGTGCCGAGCTTTTAAAAACAAGTTTTTCACTTTTCATCAGAATGTGCCTGCCTTCCACGTTTTATTTTCCTTTGGGGGTTCGGGAAGTGTGCCTTTGACATATCCGTCCTCAATGATTATGCTGCATTCTCCGCCCGTAGATACCCTTGTGGCGATAGCCTGCAATCCTTCTGCTTCAAGCCACTGACCGAACTCGTTCAACGTTTCAATATCCATCTGTTCAAGCTTGTCCATAAGGACAAAACCGCATTCGGGATTAAGCTTGCGGACTATTGCGGCAGCAACTCTGAGCTGTTCCGAACCGCTCATGCAGTCCCATTTTGCACCGTTATATGTAAGTTCTCCGTTCTCCACAGAAAGCCCCGGAAGAGGGAGAGCGGCACTGTCAAGCAGTTTGCAGCGGTCACTACGGATATTATTTATCTGAGCAGTAAGGGTGTCATACTCGTCTTTGAACTGCTTAGCGTCCATTTCCGCTTTTTCCTTGTCAAGGTTGCTTCTGATTTTAATATTTACTGCTTCGATATCACGGATATTGTTTTCAAGTGCTTCTGTGCTCTCATCGTGAAGCTCAGCGGCAGAAAGTTCAGCGATCCTCAGATCTTCCGATATTTCGGAGCGCTTGGTTTCCAGCTCGGCAAGCTGAGAACGGAGAGCTGCAATACGGTTATCAATTACCGTGCATTCATTGTTGAGCTGTGCAGCTCTGTCACGCTTACGCTGATTCTCACCGTTTCTTGCAAGTATTTCCTGCTGCTGACGTATGAGTTCTGAGGCAGAAACAGGCTCCTTAGGAATGCCCTCATATTCGGGAAGCTCTGCGGCATATTTGGCTTTCTGCTCAGCGATACGGCCTATTTCAAGCCTGCGGTTATACAGCGTGCTTTCCTGCTTGTCAAGCTCGAAGAGCTTATCACCGACACCGATGATCTGCAAAAGTACATTTGCCTTTTCCTTTGAGGACGATTCCATAAATTTAGGCAAGTCAAGTGCAAATGAGCTGATAAAAGCATTAAGAAGCTGCTGTCCGCCTCTCTTGCCTGTTTCATCGGTGACTTTGAGATCGCTGTTCTTGCCGCTGCGCTCAACGATAATACCGTTACTGAGCTTTACTTTCAGATGCGGGGGAACTGCCGAACCTTCACGCATCGCACCGGAAGGGCGGAATTTGTCCCCGCCCAACGCCCAGGCAATAGCATCAAGGACTGATGTTTTGCCCTGATTGTTTTTGCCGCCGATAACGGTAAGCCCGTTTTCCGTAGGCTCGATTTTTACCGCTCTTATACGCTTGACATCATCAAGCTCAAGACTGTTGATTTTTATCATTTAGTTATTCCTCCATTTTATCTTGTTAGTTTTGGGACAGTAATTCCCACTTGACATTCTCCTTAAAATCTGCTACAATGCAGATAGAATATTTTATTATCTTGCCGTGTACGGTTCCCGCCGTCACGGCTTTTTCTTTACCCCTGCACCGGGCAAGCCACAAACTCTACCCTGTCCGGAATGCGTCCTGTAAGCGTCATTGCAATCGCATTGGCAGTAGGTTCAAGCCCCTCAGTGCTGTACGCCTGTGTGCGGAATTTGATGACCTTGTTGCCAAAAAAGCACTTGGCTATGTACATCTTCATTCGGCATCTGCCTCCTTTTGAATTTTTGTCCCCTGTTCCATCGCTCTGATGAGCCTTGCGATAGTGTCGGCAAGGGCATCAGCAGAAGGCTCCTGCTTGATGTTTACGGGTCTCTTGATGTTTACGGGTCTTGTGTTTGCTGTCTGCTTAGTCATATTATCACCTCATATCCTTTCCCAGTGTGTAACAACCTCAAAACCCTTTGCAGGGGAAACAAAGCGGTAGAGAACTATCTGACATTCCCCGTCAGTATCCTCGAAATGCTCTTCTGCCGCAGCTCTTGCCTCTTCCTCGGTGTCATATTCACCGATAAGGCCATAATCCTCGTAATGGTCCCACAGACGATATTTTTTCACATTCTCACTTCCTTTCATTTTTATCTGTCCTGATTTCGGGACAGATAATGTGCTATACTGAAAATGGCATTATGCCGACCGAGCAAAAAGCTGCTCAAACTGACAGTTGGGGAAGAACTCATTTTTTATTGTGAAAGCTTCCTCTACGGTAAATGAGCTTTTACCTGTGATCTTTGCTCTGAGGGTATCCCGTGTTATCCCGAGCCTCTTTGCAATGTCAACATAGTTAATATGTGCCTTTGCGATCTCGCCTATAAGATTGCTGTATTCCATGTGCTTTTCTCCTTTCATTTGAATAGCTTTGTTATGCAAACGCATAATTTATGATTTAATTATATTATTCAACTGCATAAAAGTCAATGGTTTTTCTGTAATTTATTACGCATTTGAATAACTTTGTCGCTATGCACAAAAAATTATGCAGTTCTTTGTTTGTGACAATGAAATTATACGCATTTGCATAAATTTGTTGACTTTTGTTTTCTTTGGTGATATACTTATGATAATTTAATAGGAGGCGTCAATTATGGCAATCGGAGCAAAGCTAAAACAAATACTGGAGGACAGAGGGCTGAAAGCAACAGACATAGCTGCGCAAACAGGACTGTCCGCTCAGACTATATACAGTCTGATCTCACGTGACAGCAACAAGGCGAGTATAGATAATCTTATAAAGATTTGCGGTGCTCTTGGAATTACAGTTGAAGAGCTAAATCAGTATGATCTGAAAACTAAAAGTAATGCTTTACTCAAAATATCGGTTACTGATCATGAGAATAAAGTAATTACAGCCTACCGTGATAAGCCTGAAATGCAGGGAGCTGTTGATAAGCTCCTTGAAATAGAGTCTGCACGCAGAAAAATTGATATATCCGCTTACAAGCAGAATATAGCCGCAGGAACAGGAGAAGAAGGATTTACACCTGAGAAGTTCAAGGAGGTTGACGACTTTGCAAGACAAATCGCAGAACTCGAAGCCAATGAATCTGATTGATCTCTACCAGTTTGCAAAGGATAATGACATAACGGTGGTAGAAACTATTTGTCCAAAATGCAAAGCGATTTCCATGCTGTCACCGCAGGGAGAGTGCTACATAGGTATTGATTCAAAATCAATGAACAGTGAGCGTGAGGAAAAGCAGTATCTTGCTCACGATATAGGGCATTGCATGAAGGGTGCATTTTATAACCCATATTCACCTTTTGACATTATTGAGAAGCAGGAGCATCGTGCAAATGCCGAAGCGATACATTACCTTATTCCCAAGCAGAAATTGATAAAAGCAATGAAAAGCGGTGAGACTGAGGTATGGCAGCTTTGTGAATACTTTGACGTCGATGTAAAGTATATAAAGCTTGCTTTTTGGGAGTATTTTGATAAAATAATTTAAACTTTTAAGTAAGGACGTGACATTATGAGATATTTTAATACTAAGACTGTAATAGCTGGGACACTTTCGGTTATATGTGTGTTGTCGTTTTCTTCATGCGGTTCCTCCAGTTCTTTGCAGAACAGCAGTGAAGTCACAACAACATCTGCTGCTACGACTGTAACAACCGTGGCAAGAATCGATGAGCCTGCCGGTAATGACGAACCCTCAAAGTGGGCTGAGTATATTTCGGATTCTTATGTAAAAATAATCGACTACACTCAAACTGCATCTGAAAAAGAAGGAAAATACAATATAACTATATGCGCCTCTGCAGATCTGGCGACAAATCCCGAGCTTACAGTTAAAAATTTATTTAAGCAGTCCAAGCTTATTTTCAGACAGTATAAAAAGTGCGGGGCACTTGATATGCTTTCTGTAAGCTTTGCTGATGAGAAGGATAACGATAAGCCTTATATGAGCTACGTTATAAGCAGTGACACATTGAATGAGCAGGATTTTGATGACAGTAACTGGGACGAGTACTCTATTCCTAAAATTACAGAAAACTTCACGGCTGACGATACATTAGAAGACTATGTAAAATCCGAATCCGAACGGAAGGCAGATGATCTGGCTGATAGTTTCACGGATTATCTGTCAACCTTTTATCAAAGTGTTGAAGTGTCATATGATTATGATAAGGACTATTTTACAGCTTCCGCATTGGTTAAAAATGGAAACGAACTTTTGAATTCAGCAAATTCAGTTGATTGGAGCAACTTTGTTGACGGGGTTGTGCAAAAATATGAATCAATGCGTGATACTGTGCAGGCAAAGGGTCTGAACAGTAAACTAAAGATCTCATTGTACAGTGATTACGATAACAGCGAAATGGTCACGGTAAAAGGAAATATAATTACATATAACGCACGCAAAGATGAATACACCAGTTATCTCCCTCAAAACAATTCAGCTAAGCCCGCTTCAAGCTCTGAAAGTTCAGTTTCCACAGGCAAGAAGAATGCACTTAGAAAAGCTAATGAGTATTTGGATTATATGGCATTTTCTTACAGTGGATTGATAGATCAGCTGAAGTACGAGGGCTTCTCCGAGAGTGAGGCTGAATACGGTGCTGACAACTGCGGTGCGGACTGGAATGAGCAGGCAGAGAAGAAAGCTAAGGAATATCTTGATTTTATGGCGTTTTCTTATGACGGACTGGTTGAGCAGCTGGAATATGAAGGATTTACACACAGCCAAGCTGTACATGGAGCAGATTCTGTTTATTAAGGAATATAGAGGGTGTGACATTATGGGTATTTTTAGCAAACTTGTTTCAAAGGTAAAGTCTGAATCCAATGTAGATATCGCATTACAGCTCTTTGAATCACAGGGGATAGGCGGAACAATAGGTACAAGGGCTAAGGCGATTATTAGCGATTGTCAAAGTCGCCAAGATGTTCTATTAAGAGCCATTGAATTGTGCGGTCCAAACCCTATTGATGCTAAAAGCCTGTATGTTGTTTCTCACTGTTATGTGTGGTTAGGGGCAAAATACAGACCGCAGGCTATAGAATATCTTGAAAAGTATATTGCTGCAGGGGCGTCATGGTCCGGAACGCCCAGAGATGTTATTGATATGGGCGGATATTCGGTAGATCAGCTGTCCAGCAATAGGGCTTCTGTTTATCATTATCTTGGAAAGGCCTATGAGGGCGAATATATGTTTGAAAAAGCTGAGAATGCGTATAGAGAGGCTGAATCTCTTTGTCCTGATTTTGCAACATATTCAGTTTGCGTTGCAAACACTTTTGTAAAACGTAATGATTTGGAAAGAGCAAAGGCTTACTTAAATAGCAAAAAGCAAACGATATATTATAAGAATAATGTTGATGATTATAAAACATTATTAAATGCTGCGTTAAACGACATAAATTCAAAGATTGAAAAGGGCTATGTATATAAGCCCAGAGGAAAGAGTAGAAAATAAAAAATCCCCGCCCGGCGCTGGAACACCGAACGGGGAAGAAGCTGTGATACAATCACAACCTTAGACAAGTTTATTGTATCATAGCTCCCTGAAAATGTCAAGGAGTGATAACAAATATATGAAAACCGCCGTAATATACGCCCGATATTCATCGGACAAGCAGACAGAGCAGTCCATTGAAGGACAGCTATACGACTGCTACAACTACGCCAAAGCCAACAATATCACGGTAATAGGTGAGTACATCGACCGAGCTATGACAGGCAGAAATGATGACCGTCCCGACTTCCAACGCATGATAAGTGACAGCGCAAAGCATACCTTTGAGCTTGTGCTTGTGTGGAAGCTTGACCGCTTTGCCCGTTCTACCGAGGACGCTGCTTACAACCGAGGAAAGCTCAAGCGTAACGGTGTGCGCCTGCTCTCAGTCAAGGAGGACTTCGGGGACAGTTCCGCAGGTGATCTGATGATGCACGTCATGGAGAGCTTCAACGAATTTTACAGTGCCGACCTTCGGGAAAAGACCGTCAGAGGAATGCACCAGAGCGCACTTAAATGTCAGAGCACAGGCGGGCAAATTCCTATTGGCTATAAGATAGAGGGCAAGAAGTATGCGATAGATGAAGCCACACGATTTATCCCGGAGACTGTTTTCAGAATGTATGCAGAGGGAAAGAGACTGGCAGAAATAGCCCGATATCTGAATGAAAAGGGCTATCGGACCCGCATGGGCAGGAAATTTACCACGGGAAGCTTTTACACAATGCTCAGCAACGAAAAATACATAGGCGTGTATAAATACAGAGACGTCCGTATTGAAGGAGGATACGAAGCTATGATTGACCCTGTTTTATTTGATGCAGTTCAGAAAAAGCTTGTAGAAAACAAGAAGCGTGCGCCGAAGGTTTCCGAGCGTGAGAATTTTTATCTCACAGGCAAGCTGTTTTGCGGTCATTGCGGCGAACCGATGAACGGCATGAGCGGCAACAGCGCCAAAGGAAAGCATTTATATTACCGCTGCAACGGAGTGCGCAAGCATACAGGCTGTGATAAGCGCACCGAGCGGAAGGAAGAACTTGAAAACGAGATCATCGGAGCAATTCAGAGAGCATTTGCCAATGCTGACCCCGAAGAGCTCACAAGAAAAGTAATCGAAAATTATGAAAAGAACTCTCGTCCCGCCGATCAGGTTAAGGTAATGAAAGCCGAGCTGCAGAAAATTACAAATAAGGTTGATAACGTTGTCAATGCCATTGCCGAAATGGGCGGCAACGAAACATTATACACTCAGCTCCGACAGCTCACTGAGCAGAAGGAGCAGAAAGAGACCGAGATCCGTATAGCAGAACATAAAGCCGATGATATGCCGACAGTTGAGCTTGTAAAGAAAATACTTGACCTTATTCAGAACGCCGATACAATGACCGACGAGGGCAGGCAGCTGCTCATTGACGGAGCTGTCAGCCGCATATATGTGTACGATGACAGCCTGGATATCTATTTCAAGGGTGGCAAGAACACAGAAATCCCACTAAATCCCGCAAATAAAGATGATGTATCAGATAATTCGTTCGCCTGCTGCAAGGAATGGGGAGCCAAAGCAATTCTAAGCACTAACCATCGAGAAAAGGTATAGAGAGTGATATTTGTGAATCTCTTCCTTTGAACGATGGTTAGTGTCGTTTTATACAGTTTTATTGTATTTATTTGAAATATGGAAGGTCAAGCCTCCGTATGCGTACATTTTGTATGCGTACGGAGGCTTTTTTTGTTGCTCCGAAAAGGAGACTAATACTAATTCCAAATCAGCCTATAGACAAAATCCATTTTCTGCCGGTAATGCTTTTTATAGTTTCTTTAGACAATGAGCAGATAGTATCG